AGTGTATCAGGCCAACTTGCCGTATTTCCATCATAAACAACAGAATCATCGTCAGCATCTAAAATTTGATACTTAATATCTTTATAATATTGAAGAGTTACACCATAGCGCATTCTGTATTTTACCCCTTGTATCAAAGGGTATTCAGCTAAGTAAAAAACTTCGTTTGGATACGTCTGCCCAAAGAGCTTATCCATATAAAAAGCTACACCAGATGACCCTCCAGGATTCCAATTTGATTGATAGGTGCCAGTTGGATAATACCAACTTCCAGTGGGATCGCCTTCATTATACTCATTAAGAGTATATTCATCTTGAACGCCAGTGTACTCATAGCCATCAAAGTATCCACCAAGCCCCTCAAGCTCAAATACCCTATAGTTATCTACAAAAATATTTGAATCAAACTCGCATAGGTGAAGCTTATTGTTGTACCAAATATTAGCAAACAAACGATCATGAATTGCAACTACAGAACAGAAACTGCCATTTGTTGTAACTCGAGTCCAAGACGCACGTTTCTCCGCACGGTTCGAACTAAACAATGTCATGTCACCATTATCTAATGTAAGCGCGGCGTAAGAATCTGGAAGCCCAAAGCCGCTGTGAACAACAGCCATGCACTTAGGATTACTAATTAAATGTGACGCAATTGTTGAGATCGATGTGGATGTATAGGCATCTTCGCTATCAGTGTAGAGATATTCTCGAACAATACGCCCACCAGTTTGCACAAAGATTGTTGCGCCATCAATTGATGCTGGCTGAACAAACTCAGAACCATAAGGCGTTTGCTTCCTGATCTGTGCATTTGTTGGTGTAATTGCTTGGTTAAGGTATGTAGGGACATACAACTCGCCAGAGGCAGTAAAGATTTGTAGGTCACGATTAGACACCATGTAACGGATTTGATTTACGTCACCAGTCGCAGCGACCAAGTTAATGGAATCTATATCGTCTGCATCACCAACATCAAAGTTAAAAAAGCTTCCAATTTTCGACATCCAAATTGTATCTGGTTCAGCAAGGGTGCCACCAAAGCACAAACGATTTTCATGAAAAGCAATCGCAGCAGGATAGCCTCGAAGTGCAGACCAAGACTGCTCATCCCAATCTAGTGTTGGCGCATGAGAAACAATCTTAACGTATCCACCACCATCTTCTGCATCAGAGGCGGAGCCTCCAGCACTAAAGGTAAATGTGTTCTCATCAATAATACTGCCAACAGTACGCGCGCCATTTAGGTTGCCAGTATTAATGCCACCAACAGAAGAGGCCTCTTCAATAGTAATTGCTTCACCACCAGAGAATCCATGATCTAACATAGTTACTTCTACAGTCGAGCTGCCATCAATAGTCCTCAATGGATTAAGAACAGTAAGCCTGCGACGAAGGGAGTCAATAATATCACCAGTTGCTTGAGTTGCAGACTGAACACTTGTGATTTCGACCTCTGATTCACCATATCGAATAACTACACCAACATGAGTAGAGTCTAAATAATTCCCGCCAGTTTGAGTTCCTGTAGTGTCCCAATAATCAACGCTTGTTGTAAACGTAACTCCAGTTCCAGTTGAGGCTGAGGGATCAAGAGTAACATTACTAGCCTGAAACTTAGAGTAAGGTTGATAAGTTTTCTTATTGTCTGCACGTTGGTCAAAGGTAAAAGGCGTAATCTCAAAGCTAGTCAGGCTGGTGCGAATTAGCATCCGAGGCGCAAACAAAGGATGGCAGATAAACATAACATCGCCATACTGAGCGTATGTATATTCCTGCAAATAGCTCTGATTAAATGGAAGCGTATCTCCATTTGTATCCGCAGCAATTGTGGATACCAGTGTTACCGCACCACTTGTTTCTAACTGAAAGCAACGAACCTTTTGGTTCTCAACGGAAATTACATACTTTTCATTTTCATCAAACTCGAACTTAAACAAGTGTGATTGCGCAGGATTGTTTGCATCATAAGTTAAGTCATAGTTAAAAATGCTTCTTAACCCATAACGTTTTTTTAATGAGCCTTCAGCAGTAACAACCATATTCTCAATGCGTTGTGCGGACGACCCGTAAACAGGAGAGTCTGTTCGCATAATCAAAGAGTCACTGACTTCACCAAACTGAAAGCTATTCTGTGGTACTCTAACTTTCTGCATTAGCTACGCCTTTGTGCAATAAACCTCGATGTATTCAGCTTGCGAGTTGTCTGTTGCTGAGAATCTAAACGACGAGCGCGAGACATTTGAAGCTCGCCCTTCTGTTCCATCATCGATGCTAGTTGAGCATCACGCGCTACAGAAACAGCCAACATAGCAGCAACCTGAAACTCTACTGCAATGGTAAAATAAGGAGGCCAGTTGGATTCATCAGCGCGGAAAATGTAGTCAGCTATAACTACATCATTCTCAGTTGCATCGCAGTAAACCTTATCACCATAAGTGTCATACATGATTGGCTCATCACCTATGGTCACAGCACTCAACATAATCAAATCATTCGGCAGTTGGTAAGCAGCATCAAAGCGACCCGTTGGGGCCGCTTCTAATCTGGATAACTGTGCCTGATTAGTTGCAAATCGCCAGCGTGTATTTGTGAGTGCAGCTCGCGCAATATCCTCATACATTGCATCAACAACGTCAGATTCAGCCGTTCCTTCTGAGAATGACTGAATGGGATTGCCTCCCATAAGAATGGAGGCGCGAGAACATATTTTGATTGCGGTATTTGCTGGCATGTAAAGTAGGGGGCTTTCGCCCCCTCCCCTATTAGTTGTTGTCTAGGACTTCGTAAACACCGTCATCGTCAATGACGATCGCGCCCATTGACATCATTGATGTCGCTAGGTGCGCCACTTTCTGTGGAACGTAGTTTACTTCAGTCGCAACATCAGAGTTGATGCCTAGACCAATTGCGCGTGTGTGGTACGCAAAGTTCTTACCACCAGCTACAGCAGACGTTGAGAAGATCTTGAAGCCCAAGAACTCTTTCATTGTCATGCCGCCAGCAAACGGTAAGTTTTGTGGACCAACAAAGTCTGATGACGCAAACTCTGTGATGTTGAACAAGTCAGCAAAACCAGCAGGTGACATTGCAAGATAGCGTTGGCCATCTTCTGGAATGTCAGCTGTGCCAAATGTTTCAAACAAAGTTAGCAGTTCAGCTTTTTCGACTGCAGAACCAGTATCATGAATTGCAGTTGCATTTGCACCCGCATCCAAAGCAGTTGTGATAACTGAGTCAGTTTCGCGACCTAGAGCAGCAGCAGCCGATTGTGCGACAGCTTGACGCTCGTTGATGTTAATCTTCAACTCGTCTAGCTTGTCGATGTACTCCGCTGCATACTTGTCAGCCATTGTAGCTTCGACGTATGTGTGCGCTAGTTCCATTGTGGAAACATCGCCGTTACGAGTTTTAGTTGATGCAGTGCCTTTTCCGATTACTTGGAAACGCGCAGTTGAGCCAGTCACGTTAGTAGTACGAACAGTTCCGCGTAGCTTGGAACCCATACGTTGGTACGCCATGTGAACTTCTGACTCGAACTGTTTGATGAAGGCTTGGTCAATTGTATTAGCCATTTTTCAGTCCTTGATAAAAGTTTCGATTGCTACGGGTATCCGTTACGTTCACATCAACTTGGGTATCCTTTCGGGCCAATCAGTGCATCACGGGCCGTGATATGTCATCGTAAACACTTTCATATGGGTATTTACAACGCACAAACTCTACATACTTGGCTGCACCACTTGCTGCAACCCCTACTGGTTCATAGCCCAACCACAATGCCCACTGGATCATATGCTCATATTCAGCAAGTATAGTCATCGTTGTGTTGGGATTTGTTTGGTCAAGGTAATCCATCACCATTCTTGAACCCCTAGCAATCGCTGTAAAGTTTTTACCAAGTTGATCTGAAAACATTGCAAACATCTGTGGCATGTCTTCACCGCCATGAAACCAAAGACCACCTACAAAAAGAAAAGGCTCGCCTTCTTTGCGAGCCAAATAACATTCTGAATACTCCTGCATTTCCTCAAGGGCATTCATGATATTCTCATAGCCAAGAAGTTTTAACTCTCGCTTATTTTCTTGGCTGAGATATTTTTCAATTTCTGGCAGATGGTCTTTCCTAAGTGGCGTTAAGTAATACTTACCCCTTGTTAATACCTTAACGTCCACCATGCATTCCTTGATAAATCTTTGAAACTTGATCTCTTAGGATTCTACCCTCTGCACTGTCAGTCCAGTATTCAGGCCGAGACATTAGCTCATCAGCATCAGATTGCCCCTGCACTGCCGCTGGCTGTGTGTCCTGCGCAAAGTTGCCATCCTTCATTGCTTCTTGAATTGCCTCAAGTGCAATGATTCCTTCGTGGGATTCACACATGCGTTCAATTGCTGGAAGTGATTCTTGTGGAAAAAACTTGTTTGCAAAGGCAGATGCTGCATCAATTCGTGCTTCTGCATTATCCCCCAGTTTTGCTTGCTCTGCTTCTAAATTAGGTTGACTTGCTC